ATTGAACAAAGACGTGTACAGCATGTCTCCGGGTGAAGCACTACAGCTTACAAACTTTGAACCAGACATTACTGGTGGGTATCGTAGGATAAACGGTACGACTAAGTTCAACACGAACATAGTGCCACAGGTATCTGCTTCTACAGAAAGAATAATGTTCTGTGCAATATTCAATGACCTAGTGGTTGCTGGTCGTGGAGGTTCAATATTCACAGGAACTACAAGCGGTAGCTGGACAAGTAGAGCTACAGGAAAGGGAACTTCATATACTTATGATTTTGATAGATTTAATTTTGCTGGAACTGACAAGATCATTATTGCTACAGGTTCTACAAATGCTTTCACTTTAAACACTAGTTACGCAGAAGATATAATAAATGGTACAGGCGGAGGGACAGCACCGACAGCACCGAAGTTTGTAAAGTCTTTTGCCAACCACATGTTCTACGCAGGCATGAGCAACAGCAAAGCAGAAGTAATATTCAGTGCACCGTTTGCAGAAGATGACTTTGATGCTAGTGATGGTGCAGGTTCATTTAAGATAGGTACAGAAGTTACAGGTATGAAAGTTTTCCGTAATGAGTTATTTATCTTTGGAGAGAACAAGATATATAAACTTACAGGAACAAGTTTAGCAAACTTTGCACTTGCCGAGGTGGCGAAGAGTGTTGGTACGATTGCACATCATTCCATACAGGAACTGGGAGGAGACATTATATTCTTATCAGCTGACGGACTTAGAACAATTGCTGGTACAGAAAGAATTGGTGACGTTGAATTGGGTACTGTATCTAAACAGGTACAGGAACGAATAAATGAGATTGGTTATGACAACGTCACAGCAACTGTTATTAGAAATAAAACACAGTATAGATTATTTTATCCAGTAACAGGAGGATTAGAAACAAGTCAAAAAGGTTTAATTGCTGTAATTAAAATAAACCCAAACTCAAAACAGATGGGTTATGAGTATGCAGATTTAAAAGGATTAAAAGTTGCTGATTGTGATTCAGACTTAATTAGCAATGTAGAAACTACCATACACGGTGGGTATGATGGTTATATCTATAAACAAGATTCAGGTAATGTATTTACCAGAGCAGGTAGCACAAGCATTATAGATGCTACATATAGATCACCAGACATAGTAATGGGTGATGCAGGTATTAGAAAAAGTATGCAGAGAGTAAACTTAAACTGGAAACCTGAAGGTGAAGTAAGTGCCAGTTTATTTGTACGTTACAACTACGATGACGTAAACACACCACAGCCCAATGTAATTACACTGGCTACATCAGGGAGTGGTGCTTTGTACGGAACAGCGTTGTTTGGTACAGCTGCATACGGACAAGGTGATTTGCCTATTACAAGACAGAGTGTCGAGGGCTCTGGTTTTTCAGTGGCAATCAAAATAACAGACACAAGTACAAACATACCTTTTGCAATAAAAGGTTTTCAATTAGAGTTCACACCGGGAGGGAGAAGGTAAATGGCAGTATATACAAGACAAAGTTCATCTGGAATTGTTGATGGTGGTGTTATTGAGGCTTCAGATTTAAATGCAGAATTTGATCAGTTAGCTTCAGCATTCCTACAACCCACGTTTGGTATAGGAGCATCAGGCACAGACATAGCTCTGACATTCGATGGGGAGACCAACGATGGTATTATAACATGGATGGAAGATGAGGATTATTTTAAGATATCAGATGACTTATTAATAGAGACAACTGAGAAGTTACAATTTAGAGACACTGCAATTTATATAAATTCAAGCACAGATGGACAGCTTGACTTAGTAGCAGACAGTGAAATACAGATTGCTGCCACAACCATAGACATAAATGGTAACGTAGACGTATCCGGTACATTGACTGTAGCTGGTGCTGTAGACTTTGGCGATGCTGCATTATCTAATGTAGGTGCTGTACAGCTAGATTCTATAGCTGGTGACGGTGACACAAACTCAAGTATTACATTCAGTGGTTCAGATGTTATCACAGTAGCAACTGGTGGTTCAACTGCATTCACTGTAAACGCTTCACAATTAATTACAGCATCTGGTGGTATTACATCTACAGCTGCTTCAAATACTCTTGGTGCTACTTCTTTCAACGATGCAGATATAACCAACGTGGGCAGTATTGCACTAGATACTATAACTAACGATGGTACAGATGTTACTATAGACTCCGGAGGAGATATTGTATTAGACGCAGGCGGTGCAAACGTAACTATAAAAGACGATGGCACTTCTGTACTAGACATTGCTAACAACTCTACAGATGTAGAACTTACAGTTAGCACTGCAGATAAGAATTTTAAGATTAAAGGAACTGATGGTTCTTCTGCAATCACAGCTTTGGACATTGACATGGCTCTTGCAGGTAAAGCTACATTCAACGGTGATGTAGTTGTAGGTGGCGATCTTACTATAACAGGTGATGATTTAGTAATGGGTACTAACACTTCAGGACATATACTTGTTGCAGACGGAACTAATTTTAATCCTGTAGCTGTAGGTGATTTATCTGAAATATCCACTGTAGCTAATGATGATGTATTCCTAGCTGTAGACACATCCGGTGGTGGTCTGAAGAAAATTACAAGAAGTGCTGTAGTATCAGGACTTGCAACATCTAGTGCGATATCAAATGTATCTGAAGATAGCACACCACAATTAGGCGGAAATTTAGATGTTAATGGAAACGATATTGTTTCTGTATCAAACGGAAATATTGATATACTACCAAATGGCTCTGGTGTAGTTAATATTGATGGTAATGGTTCTTCTGGTGGTGTAAGCATATCAGACGGTTCTATCGACATTAGAACAGGAACTGGTAGTATTGCACAGATGAGATTTTTCTGTGAGAGTTCAAATGCTCACGCACAAACACTAAAAGCACAGCCACACTCGGCCAGTAGTTCATCTACACTAACTTTACCAGCTGCAACAGGCACATTGATTGGTACTGGCGATACAGGAACATTACCTGTAGCTGCCATAGACATAGATGGGGCAACAGATATTGGTGCTGACATTGTAGATGCTGATTTATTTATAATTGATGATGGTGCTGGTGGTACAAACAGAAAAGTTGCAGCTTCTAGAATAAAAACATACGTAGCTTCTGCTACAGCTGCTGATGATATAGGAACTGGTGACGCTGCTGTAACCATTGCAACATCTTCTGGTAATATAACTATTGATGCACAAGCTGGTGATAGTGATATTATCTTCAAAGGAACTGATGGTAGTTCCGACACAACTTTCTTAACTCTAGACGGTAGTGATGCTGGTACAGCTATATTTAATCACGATATAAAAATAGCAGACGATGGACAAATAGGTTCTGCTTCTGCTGCAGATGCGATGATAATATCTTCAGGTGGTATTGTAACATTTAAAGATGATATTTTAATTAAAGATGGTGGTACAATTGGTTCTGCCTCAGATGCAGATGCCATAGCAATCGCTTCAGACGGTGTAGTAACCATGAACCAAATACCAGTGTTCAGTGCTGGTATTAACGTATCTGGTGGCTCAATAGCTGGTACACTTTCTACTGCTGCACAGGCAAACATTACAAGTTTAGGCACACTCACAGCATTGACCGTAGATGACGTAGCCATCAATGGTAAAGTCATGACCATGACAGGTTCAACAGATGATACTGCTGTATTTACTGTAGGTACAAACGGTACACTAACAGTAGAAACAACAGATACTGCTGCTGCAGCTGCGAACATACAAATAACAGCAGACGGTACATTTGAGGTAGATGCTACTACAATAACATTAGACTCTGCAGGAGACATTGCACTTGATGCTGCAGGTAACAACGTGACATTTAAATCTGGCGGTACATCAATATTAGATTTTAGTAACAGTTCAAGCGATGCTGTAATTACTTCTAGCGTGCAGGACAAAGATATTATATTCAAGGGAGATGACGGTGGTAGTGCTGTAACTCCTTTGACCATGGACATGTCTGCAGCTGGTAAGTTGCTGTTGGGTGCCGGTGCTGTAGGAAGCACGTTGACAGACACATCTAACTCTGGTAGTATTACACTAGACTTTGATACTTATCAAAACTTTGTACTTACAGCAACAGGAAATATAACACTAGCTAATCCGTCTACGGAATCAGCAGGACAGTCAGGAATTATTATACTCATTCAAGATGGCACTGGTAGTAGGACACTATCATTAGGAACAGATTATGAAACTGCTGGCGGATCAGGTCTTACAATCTCAACAGCTGCAAGTGCTGTAGATGTGATACCATATTTCGTCAAGGCCTCTGGGTCAATTCAAT